GGGTTGTTTGTCAGACGGGCAAGAGCTCGCGCTCTGGCTCCTTTGGCTTGCTCATCATCCAGGAAACGATCGGCTCGGGAAGCGGCTCGATCGTCGGCGGGTCGTTCCCCGGCCCCATCCCAGAAATGTACTGCCCGCGCTCATCCCACGGGATCAGGTAGCAGTAGCAGGCAAGGGGGTGGTCGCTGTTATGGGGGCGGTAACGGCTTCTGATCTGGCCGTCTTTGTTCTTGAACGCATAGCGGCTGTCTACTACATGCCGGCGCGCGGAGCTGCCAGCGTTGGGGACTCGCACCATCAGACGGTAGCCCGCTTCCATGACCCGGGCGACTTGCTCAGGCGTGAGATAGGCGATACAGCCGCGCGACTCTCGGCGTCCGGTCGTCCCGTCTACCTTGTCGGTTACGTGCTGCGTGGACAGAGGAAAGCTGATACCGCCCAGGTCCGGCGTATGAATCGGGCTGTTTGCGGTGCAGCCGACCCAGTACGCATCAACGCCCGCCCCGCGAACTGACCCGGCGTCTCCGCTGACCAGCCGGTCAACATTTGCGCGCCAGTCGTAGGCGCCTTCGGGCTCGTGCTCGTTGCGCTTCGACTTCGACTTCGGCGGCCGGCCTCGCTTCTTTCTGGGCGCTGACCCGCTCGCTTCCGTCGTCGTCTTCGGCGGCCGGCCGCGCCGCTTCGGCTTCGGGGCGTCTTGCGCCTCTGAGCCATCAGCGAGCGGGTCTCGCTCGGCCTTGTCGGTATTGTTGTCGCTCATCTTCGGTGGTGCTCCCTATGTAGAGTATGCAGGGCGCCAGCTATGAAGCCGGCGCCCTCCGTTGATTGCTGCTAGACCGTGACCTTGAGAGAGGTCAGCGGCAGGTTAAGACCCGTGCCGCTCCACATCTCTAAAACGATCTCCTCAATCCCGCGCTTCTTGTGCTCGATCGAGTTCGACCGGTCGTAGAAGTCAGACTCGAGCCCGAGCGCGTCGTGGAAGAACAGCGGGACCGGGCCGTCAGGCTGGCCGGCGAACACGAACATGGTCGTAGCGACGGTGAGCCGGGTCGAGCCAATAACGCGGATCTCGTAGCCCGCGTCCATGAAGACATTCGAGACGCCCGCGTTGCTGGTGCCCGTTACGAGCCCCTGAGCGTTGACGGTCTGGGCGAACGCCTCGGCCGCGGCCTCGGTGCTCTCTCGCGGAATCAGGACGGTCAGAACCTTCGTCTCCTCGTCCTCGATCGCCGGCTCGCCCTCGGGATCGAGGAAAGTGAGCATCCGCTCAACCGCGCGGAAAACCGCAGAGCGGAGACCGGGGCCGGTCGTGATGTCCTGGCCGGTGACGATGTTCCCGCCCGTTGCGCCGAAGCGCGCCGCGCCAGAGCCATCGGTTGCCGAGAACCAGGCCGCACCGTCTGGCGCGCTCAGGATCAGCGGGAGGAGCTTCGGGTCTACCGTGCCCTGCAGCTGCTGGTATAGGATCCGCTCGAAGCGCTGCGCCGCACGATTGGCCGCGCGCTCGGCATCGCCGCGGATGTCGCCGAGGTTGCCCAGCTCGCGATCCCTGCGGAGCCACGAGACATCGCTCATCCAGCGGAAGTTGACCGTGTCGAACGTCCGGTAACGGTACGCCTTGCTGGCCGGCTGCTCGCCCCAGTTGACGCGATCGAAGGTCTTCGGCGGCTCGCCATAGCCCCACTTTTCGATCAGGTTCGAGCTCGGGACGCCGGTCTGTACGACGCCGCGGAACGTGTCCGCGGCGTTGATGACCATCCGATCCCATGTATTGTCATAGTCGCTACGCAGACCCAGCGCTAGGGTCGGCCCGCTCATTACCTCAGCCATGGCTGAATGCCTCCTTACGTGGGCTTAGGGTTAGTTCTGCGCCATTTCGGTGCGAGAGTAGAATTCGATCTCGAAGCTCGCCGAGCTGTAGAAGTCGGTGATCTCACCGATTGCCGGCAGGCTCGTGGTCGGCGTCACCGTCAGGTCTAGAACGTTGTCAGAAGATGCGGTCAGGTACACCTTGAGGCCCACATCCCCTTGAGCCGAGGCGCCGGCGATCGGCAGGTAACGGCCGACCTTTCGGCCCACGTCCAGAATGACGCGCGGCGGGACGTCTGCGGATGTGTCGCCCGTGACGTTTACGGGGATCGCCCCGCTGACGTCCTGGGCACCCTCGCCGAAAGCGCAGGCGATGCCGTAGGGCTCCTGCCCCGCGACGTCGGTCAACAGCGCAATACGACCGCTGACGCCATCGACTCCGTAGTAGCCGCCGAGGAACAGTTCAACACCGTCCTTGATCTGCGAGCTGATCTTGTTCTCGGTATGGTCGATCTCCTCGCGGGAGACATCGGTCAGAGCAGCCATAGGATTAAGCCTCCTGGCGGTTTGTGTTTTTCTTCATCTGCTGCTCCACGAACTTTACAAGACCGATCCGCGGGGCAATCCCGCCGGCCTCCAGTTCGCGGTACTGTGCCGCGTACTGGCGGCCCTTCTTCATCAGCTCGGGGCTCGCCTGGTACTGAGCGCCAAGGTCCGCCAGATCGCTCTGAGCAGCCCCGGGGCTATCGTCCCAGCTGGTCGGCGGGAGCCCGCTTGACTGGGCCGCTTCCTTGCGCGTCTCGTGGTAGGCAGTCAGAGCGGGGATTCCGCCAGCCGCGTACATCGCGCCGCCCTTCTCCATCGCCTCGGTATAATCGACGCCGTAGAGCGCCAGATCCGAGGCGACACGCTTCAGCGCGGAACCCCGCGACCTGTCCGCGCTGATCTGGTCAAGCTGCGCCTGCTGGCGCGCGTTCTGCCTGATCAGCTTCTGATTCTGCTTGTAGAGGGCTTTGACGCCCGCGGTCAGGTCCGACGCCGAATAGGCGCCCACCGCATCGAGGCGGGCCATACCGCGAAGCATACGCATGGCGCCCTCGTCCTCCTCCTCGTCCTCGTCCTCATCGCCCATATCAACCTCGGGCTCGATAGGGTCGATGTTCGACAGATCGACGGGCGGCTCGGCGACCTCCTCGAGCTCGGCGGGGATCTCGGCGGGCGTGTCGTCCGGGGGCAGCGCCTCCGGGGCCTCGTCCTCGAGGCCCACTTCGAGCTCATCGTCTAGCAATTCCTCGTCCGGCTCTTGCATCCGAATCGGCTTGATTCCGTGCGCCATTCCAGCACTCCTCTGGTATCTGATTGCACCGCCATCGCGGGCGATTGCCTGGTAAACGGCCACCGGCTCGGGACGTCCAGAAACGGCGCCAGGACGCCGGCGGCTTGCCGACGGGTTGGGGATCTTCTCGCCGATCTTGATCTCGAGGCGGAAGTGGGGCGGCGCATGGGACAACAGCGCCACGCTGTCAATCTCGGCGGCCTGAAAAGACAGAATCTCAGGGGACAGGTAGGACAGCTCTCCGCGCTCGATACGTCCCAGCGTCTCGGCGTCGATGTCTACCAGGTCGCCATAAATGCCCTGTTGGATCTCGCCCTGATAGGACGACGGCGCGAGCTCGGTGAGCTCGAAGCGCCCCTGGTATTTTACTTCCTCGTCGCGCCCGTGGTGGTTCTCATGCAGCGGGCCGCGGTAGTCGTCCTGCGCGCGGCGGGTCTGATTCGTCTCGAGCGCATGGCCGAGCCACTTCTCACCGACCCAAAACGACGACTCCTTGCCGTCCTCAGCCTCGAAGACTACCGGATGCTCAGGCAGAATCAGGGCGCGCTCGATCGTCCAGCGACCATCATCCTGCTGCCGTGCTGTTAGACCCTTCGCCATGCATGCGAATTACAGGCGCGGGGCCAGACTAACAAGCCAGAAAATCCCCAACCTGTCACGATTGGGCGGATACGCTCAGCAGTAAATGCAGATTTGAGCGGATACGCCTAGAACCGGGGGCTTTTTCTGGCGCCCGGTGGCACGCGCGGATTCAGCACTTCGGGCGCCAGATTGCCCTCGGCGTCGATCAGCCCCTTACGCTCGAGCTCGGCGCGTGACACGAGGCGGACACGGCACCGGCAGCGGTAGCCGAGCGGCGGGCGCCAGGTGTTCCAGAAGGGCGAGTCAACGGCGGCGATGATGCCATCAAGCGCGGCGTGGTTCTCGGTGCTGTTCTTGCCGTCCCTGACGTCAGAATCTTCAGCCGTAAGGAACTGGAGCGCGGGGAAGGCCGGCCCCATCTTGCGGGCCTGGTCGAAGCGGCCCGCCGTGCTGGTCGTGGCGAAGTTGGTCTCGATGACGTTCTGCGCGTATGACCGGCCCCAGGGGCCGAGCTCCTCGATAACCTGCTCGGCGGCGGGGCGGGTGATCTCGCCGGCCTGCAGACGGACCAGCGCCTCGCGCGCCTTCTGCGTGACCTCGAGCGATGCGGTCTTGCTCAGCCCGAAGGCTGGACCCTCGCGGTAGAGCTGGGCCAGTTCCTCAGCGTCGGCTGCTATGACGGGCTCCCGGCGCTGCAGGTCGGCTATTGCGGCGTCGAAGGGCACAGCGGGCAAGCGGGCACCCTGTAGCGCGCGAGATGTCTTCGGCTCGGCGCCGCTGACCGCTTCCCGGATCAGCTGCACGCGGCCGGCCAGATGGGATAGCACGTTGAAATCTGCGATAGACCCCGCCAGCTCGGCTTGCTGCGCCTCGACCTGCTTCGAGGTGCCGCCGACAACGGCTCGGACCAGAATCCGCATGCGCTCGGCGATCAGGGCTAGCCAGAATTTCACCGTTGGCCGCGCCCGGCTGCCTGCTTTGCGTCAATATCGTCTCGAGAAACAACGCCCGAGAACGCATCCTCGAACTCGCGCGCGTACTTGGCGCGTGTCCGCTTCAGGATGTCGGCCTCTCGCCGCTTGCTGTTCATGATTTGTCCCCGTATTTGGCTTTCATCTCGTCCCAGAACGCCCCGCCGCGGTAGGTCCCGGCGCAGTATAGCGCGCGGTCAGTGTCCACGGTGTAGCATCCTCGCCGGTTCGCCTGCCACCATCCGACAGACCCGACCGACGCGAGCAGCTCGGCGCGGTGCGCCCATTCCTCGCCATCGCCGGCGGCGTGCTTCTCCCGGCAGTCCTCGAGGCACGTAGCCCGGTACGCTACCGCGTCGTCTCGATCCCTCGCCGACAACTTCGAGCCGCGCCTACGCTTGGCGCTGACGATCTTCAGCCCGGGGAAGTCTCGCCCGCCCTCGGGCATCGGATCGGCGGCCTGCATCTGCTCGCCGCCTGCTGCTCGCTTCGCTCGCCGGTATCCTCGCGTGGGGTCTTGTTCAACAAACCGCTGCGCTCGAATCATTAGATTTCCTCGAGATGCAAGACATGATCGACACCATCAGTGCCAGTCATCGCCCCAGATGCGACAACTCGATATTTGACCCCGTGACCCAGCAGCAATTCGTCCTCATCTGGGAATTCTCCGAGCGCGTCAAGGCTGTTGATTATCGCTCCCGTATTGGCCTTGATGCTCATTAATACTCCAGGTCCTTTGTGCGTTCTCCCCTTCTCCGATGCGAACTCAAGAGCCACTCGCGGATCACGGCTTGACGATTGGAACCCCTTAGACTCGATCACGGCGCCAGGGGTAAACTCGGACATGAATCCCACTAACTCAGACTCGTCTTTGAATTGCATCCCCCGAAATGTTCTCACGGGCTCCCGGAGCTTCTGCGACGTCGCGCGGTCTACGGCGTCGAAGATAGCGACCTCGTCGAAGTCGCCTTCGGCGTCGAGACCATCCTCTCCGTCCGCTGATCTGAGCTTCTCATTTACTACCCTATCCCCGCCGCTGGTCGTGTACTCCCACAAGCCCGCCTGGATGTCGGGACTGTAACCGGCAAGCTGCTCTAGCCCGTCG